GCGGTTAGATCAGGAACGCTAGCTGGCAGCGCCATCTACAATCAAAATACAGGCGGTACAACTGGATATGTCCAACTAACAGATGCTGCTGTTAATCAAAATGGTCAATACTACTGGAACTTTAACCCAGGTAATGCATTCACTGCTGATTGGGAAGCACAAACCACCGGTTCAGGTGAAGACTTCTTGTTCTTCTGGGGTGCAACAAGTGCTCCTCCAACAAACGCTGGCAGTGGAGCTCGTGGCGATTCGAGTTACAGTATCGAGTTTGACCACGCAAATGATACCATTCGCCTTTATTATGATTCCACTCAATTAGCCGCAGTTGCTCAAGCCATGGGCAATTCAACATCATGGTTTAAATTTAGAGTTGTGTATCAACGTAATACCATTCGTGTATATTACAATAACACCCTGGTCATTAACTATAAAGACACAGCAAGAAGCTTGAACCTCTCGAACAGCTTTACTGGATTTACCGCTTGGACGAGTGCAACAAACAGTGCACACAGAATCCGTGATATTCGTATCCAAAAATTCACCGAAGGATTATGGTCTTATCAATCTCAAACGTCCGCAAATATCATGTACTATGGTGGCAATGTAGGCATTGGTACCACTAACCCGTCATATACATTAGATGTTACGGGAACTATTCGAGCATCACAAGGTCTAACTGTAGGATATGGTGCTGATAATGGTATATCCTTCTATGGAAACACTGCAACTAATAAATTGATAGAAACAGTCTGGACTGGTTCAGTTGATCAAACAAATATTTATACACCTGGAAACAACAGCGGCACAGCAAAATTAACTCTACAAAGTAATAATTGCGTCGGTATTAACACAACTAGCCCAGCTTACACTCTTGATGTCAATTCTAACACTATACCGTTTGGATTACGTCTTTTAGGTACCAGTGCAGAATCCACGGTGATCAGATTTGAAAATACAAGTGGTAGCGGTGGAACGTGGCACGTGGGGGCAACCGAACCAGGAAGTACCGTCGGTAGAGGATTCAGCTTTTATGATGTCACAAATTCCGCTTTGCGAATGATAATTGGGTCCACTGGTAATCTTGGTATTGGGACTGCCACTCCGGCCTATCCTCTTGATATTGTCTCTAATACAATCGGGACAATTAGAGCAACTTACCCTGGAATGGGTGCTGGTGTTAACGATGTAATCATGTTTGGCCAAGGAGCTAGTAATAACAACTACGGAATCCTTGATTTTAACTACATCACCTCAGGAAACTCTTCTAATAGCATCGGTCTAGGATTCTTTGGTGGAAACAATAAACTGGTAGTAAACGCCAATGGCAGGGTCGGTATTAACACAACTAACCCCTCACATACTCTACATGTTGTGTCTGGAGCTGCCACTGATGCCATGACCCTCGAGAACACAAATGCTAGCGGTGGTGCAACTATGCTCTACAAAACGAATACAAACATATACTTCACTACCGGTGTAGGTGGTGCAAATACTGGAACATATGCTGATAAATGGTATGTTTCTTGCTCCGTGGACCCTAATAGGGCTATTGTCATGACGAGTAATGGTAACTTTGGTGTTAACACAGCATCACCTGTTGCACCCCTCCATGTTGTCAATAGCACCTCATTTCCTTCTGGTGCCTATGCTTTCTACTCTTTTAACGGAACCACCGCAAATACTGGAACAAGTTCTGGCACACAAAATGCTTCGATTTACGCAGCTGAACGAGTTGTTGCCAGGGAGTTTAACGCTTTCTCCGATCAACGTATCAAAAAGGACATTGTTGACGTCTCTGACTCCAGTGCATTAAGCATCCTAAGACAAATTGAACCTAAGCAATACAAGTATCGAGATGTGGCTTCAAGGGGTACACAGCCAGTTTGGGGATTCGTTGCTCAACAAGTTCGTTCGGTTCTCGACTACGCAACCGCTCTCCGTACCGACTTCATTCCAAACATCTACGAAGTAGCTGATGTAACAAATACACATACCATAACTCTGTCAACTGCAACAACAACCGACCTCACAGTCAACCAAAGAATCCGCTTGATCAAATCAGATGACGAATTTGTAGAAACAAAGATAACAGGTATTGTTAGTGCTCACACATTTACTGTTGAAGACGCCATCTCCACTGAAAAAGTGTTTGTCTTTGGTTCTGAAGTAGAAGATTTTCATACTTTAAATAAAGATGCTATCTTCACAATCGCAACAGCAGCACTCCAAGAAGTAGACCGCGAAATGCAAGCAGAGAACGAAAAGCTCTCCATTCTTGAACAGTTTATCCAATCAAAGTTTCCCGGAGAATATACACCCTAAAAAGTATACAAAAAGTATATGTAATACATAATAATCGAATACAACTTACATTATTAAGAATGTAAAAATTTCTGCAATTTTTACATTATTATCGTTTTATCTGCCCACGGCTTCTTCGTCACTCCATAAATCATCAATATAACCGTACATTGTATCGTCTAATACGATTTCACCAAAAAGTGATGCCCTAACCCACCCCCAAAAATCTGTAAAACATCGACCTATTGTCATTTATTATTTACCCAACAAAAAAGTTTATCACAAACATTATCCAAAAAGCATCCGGTCAACCGTCGTCCTGACACAAAATACTCTATGGGCAACAATACCAGATAGGAATAATCCTACTAGAACGTACGTAAAATTCCACTTGTAATGATAGCTTAACAAAACAGCAGTAACAACAGTTAATGAATAATCAATCACTGCAATATTAAAAACCCTGTAGCTGTGCACTCCAGTTCCTGGCGCTCCAAACATATCTGAATACTTGCACAATCCACTCATATCTGCGTTTCTTTACATTTATCCTATAAAATAAAAATAAAAGAACTCGCTTAAAAAGAACTCGCTTGTCATATACTGCTAAACATGCCCCCTAACTCTTGGAACGATTACGTAAAAAAACGTAGCAAAACATCAAAACAGTCTCCATCCCAATTATCACATCTTTACAGAAACCATATGGCTCAACTAGTCACTGTTCATATTGACTATATCCATTCTTTACATCAAAAAGTAGATGAACTGTCCAGAGAATGTATCCTAATCAAGAATCAAAACGCGATTCTCCTCAATATACTCACATATGACGAGCCATTATTTGAGACCCAACCGTAAATGATATTCCTTGCGAAACGTCTGACTTCAAGTCAGGACTGTACAACTCTAAAATGAATGTAAATACCCCTATTATCATACTTTCTTTTATAACGGTTGCAACGTCAATAGACTTTTCCATTGCCACCCGGATTATTACAATTGCAATCAATGCTTCTAGTACTTCGTTCAAGTAGTGTTTGATGTGCTTTATGTACTTTGCATCAATCCGTTCCATATTTATATAATAATCTTATAAATTAAAATATAAATGTGGCACCGAAATATAAATGTGGCTTATTGTTGTTTTAGTAATTCATCCAATATTCTTCAAAATCAGTTTTTGAAGCGAACACTGACTTTCCATTCAGCATGTCATCAACTGATTTGATACTGCCAATATTTTTAGTATTACCTGATCCAGCACGTTTTGAAGCAATCATCCATTTTGGCTGTATTAAACAATGTCTTACATTCACACCATCATTCGTTCTGTTATAGATTATACAAATACACAAATTTGAGACATAATCATCGTATGGGTATAAAGTATTCTTGACGGACTTTCTATCTCGGAAATATCCACTATAAGCACCCAATGTAAATCCACCAATTGTATTCTGCTTGATTAGGTAACTCGTTTTAATGTCAATGGCAATTGGTCTGTTATCGTAAAATATAACAAAATCAGGATACTTGTTTTGAATATCGTTCTCCCTGAATTCAATGTTACAACTATTACAATATTCTATCAAGGCCAATATAACAAAACTTTCTAAAATCTTAGACACAAGTTTGCTATCGTGGCCTACTGCAATGCATCTCGATCCCATTCGAATGCTTATATCAATTTCATGTGTTTCTCTATTCAGGATCCTTGTAAAGTCCTTCCGAAAATTCTCTATAAATATGTTCATACATCTTAAATAATCAGTCTAAATTTCATTTTTTATTAATATCCAATAATGATGCACTCTTGTACAGGGTTCTTGGCCAAAGCATACTTGTAATCAATTTTTGTCACGACTACATTAGCCTTGACCTTCTTAAGTTCATCCATTATATAATCTATACTCGGAAAGCCATCTAATCTATATGATATTACAATATTTTTATTAGAATATCTGCATATAAGTTCGGTAAACATACCTGTAGGATTGTCAATTGTGTACATTTTGGCCACATTTCCCTTGAATTTTCTATGCATTGACTGGAAGTCTATTAAACTTTCCCAACTGTCATATTGAACCAACCCCTCTAAAAAATGATAATAAGAAATGTAATCTTCATTTGACTTGTTCGTTTTAAAGTATGGCGGATCTATGTACACCGTGTCAACTTTTGTCAAGGTGTCTCGAGGTATTCCATTGTATGACATTGTGAGTATTTCACTCTTTTTAGTTGACTCGAAATGGCAATCGTAAAGTTCGTTCCTAAACTTTATCATATGTTCAACGAATGGTGTATCCCAAGTCTTTTTGTTACCAAAAGATCGTTCGACTTCTTGTAGCCGCATACCCAGATTTTTTCTGTGAAAAAGATTATATGGTCTCTTTGATATACAAGCCTGTATCAACAGATATAACATAACATGTTTCATGACATTTTCAGGCATCGTATTGATATTTTGTATGATTGTATCTAGTTGTCTGTTTTCCGTTTCTGTAAAATAAACATCTCGGAAACACTCTTCAACAACATTATTGTATTTGATGTCGTCTCGTCTCACAAACAAACTACGAATCTCCTCCTCCGTTGGCAAGTCGTTTCGACAACTGTTTAGAAGTGTTTCAGCAACAGACCGATTAAACTTCATAATATCGTTATAGTAAACTGTGTATCCTCGACTCTTTAAGAATAAACTCACTACACTTGTGCCACCAAACAAGTCTAAAACACACCTAGTTTGAGGAATTGTAGATTGTATTTGCTCATATATTTTCTCTAGTAGTTTGTTCTTTGATCCTTGATAACGTGTTCGAGGTAACTTTTTCATTTCAATTTCTAACTTTATTACTATTTAATAAATATTCATTTTTAAATTGTAATATTCTATTTTATCCCTGGTGGGCACACAATTGTCGTCTCCCATTTTACACCCAAAATACTGCAGATACGTTTGTAATATTCAACTTTCTTATACGCCCACCCAGGTTTACATCCTGAATCATTATTCACTATAAGATTAACACCCGTAATACCATATCTCGTTGGTTCTAACATACATTTGTGACAACTAATAGGTCTACCACTTCTCGGTAGCATCCAAAAACATATAGCCGTTATCCATGCCATCATTCTAGCAGGCGGAGTAGTTCTAGATATATCAATAGGCAATCGGTTATTGCCCCCAGGAACAGGTCCGGGAAATCCAAAAACTTCTGGTCTTCCATTAAAACGAGCCCTGTCAGTTGTTATAATTAAATTAGGGTATCTTGCTAAACGGTAATCGTTGAACAACTCTAACGAACATGTGCTGTAATTATAATTATATGACAATTGTATAGCACCTCTACCACCATATTGACAATATACACCACCGGATGCATACCGTCTATCTGTCACACTCTTTACTAATGCTGAAGTTGGTTTTACACTAGACGCATCATTGCCCCTTGGACTATCACCCCACAATGTTCCATCGTCAGACACGGCGACTAATCCTGGCTGAAATGTAGCTACACCTGTACCTAATCCAAACCCCCTCTGATTTGTACTAGCTAAATTAGAAACCGTTGCTGTAAAATTATATTTAGGATCCAATCCTATCATATCTCTTGCAGTAGCCGTAAGTTGTATATTGTTTGCCACCAAATCATACTTTCCAGGTAATCGTTCCTTGACAAGATGAGGCACGATGGCTGCTGACGCTCCTTCTATAACAGCTAACAACCCCCCAGCCGGCCCATATTCCTGCCCGTCTCTCTTAACACTCACCGGCCACCACGGATATGGTATCATTAAACTAGGATCTCCTGTTTCTTGATGCGCATTTGCCAAAAATGCAGCCAACTCTAAACTATTAATATTCTGGTCACGCGAATCACTGCAAAACCCATGAAATCGTTTGTCAGTATGCGAATTCATCCACATAATAGCATCTATTAACGAATTATACGTCCAAAATGGGCGAGAATCATGTGTGTAAACAGCACTCGCCGATGAATACGGAAATATCTTTTCGAATTGCTGTTGTGTAAACCACTTTTCTATTGACATTTATTATATCCAATTAAAATAATTGAGAACAATCATTCCAAAATTGTTCTCCTTTTACAAAAAACTTGCAATCCACTCATTTAGGTTCACGTAATCGATCTTCTAATCGCAGCAAATCTAAATACACACTCAATGGCAAAAAACTAACGTAAACAATACCGTTTGCTGCTCCTAAACAAACCCTATTTGTAACATACTTGTAACTATCATTGTCTATTGGACTAAAAAAGTTCCCCCTATTATGAAAACCATTGTAAAAACCCCACACACCATAAAGAGAGAGCAAACTCCTCGCAAAACTCCTCGCCATACTAACCATGTTTAGGAATTTAATATGTATTCTTTACCGCGGTCACCTATATTGACTGCGTTTCAGGTAGGCCTCTCATTCGTCGAAAGTGATTCGACCACAAGAGTAACATGTTCATGTCCTCTGGATACCATAATGTAAATCCATCCGTGTGATTTATTTTCGGACCACCATTAAGACCATACTGATGTGGGTACAAGTGCCAAAACAATGATCCATGAATATTAGGTCTCGACTCAATTTGCCTTAACCAATCAGCACCAAGTTTTGGATCCACCTCTCCAACAATGTACGCTTTTCCAACCCGTTTAGCATTATTGGCACCATAATCCAGTCTATGAACTTCATTCCAGTAAAAATGCCCAGTAAAACAGTCCACTGTAGAGATGCTGAAATTATTAGCCTGTCCCAAAGGCTCATCTGTACCATCCATCACGAGATGATTTCCATCAATTGACTTTATGTAACTTACAATGTCACGTGTCCATTCCTCTGTAGGAAACGTGTTACTATTAGCATCCGGCCTAATATTAAACTCGTTACCTGTTTCAATCATAAACAAGGTTGGATCATCTTTAATCTTGATTCCCGTGTAACTGTTTGTGTGATTCAACCAATCACTTATAAATTTTTTAAAATCATTTCGCACATCTCTGTTTGTCCAAAAATCATCTTTCTTGACTCCACGTGTGTCGCAAAAATGCTTATATGACCCATTGTACCAACTGTAACAGTCAACCAATGGAGCAATGATTCGAATTCCTCGTTGTTTTGCCGTGTGGAATGCAAAATCAATTGCCTTCCATGCATCGTTGTTTAAATTGTTGTCTCGTGGCCTCAATGATTTAGCACTTCCAGAAGAAATACCCATCGTATGACAACGAATGACTGTGGCTGCCATCTTCTGTGCCACAACAAATATTTCCGTCACTTGGTCCTGTGTAGGATAATCATATCCCTCTGTTAACCCAAACCAATATGCATTAAATCCAACAGGAACAAATCTCTGCCCTCCTACCACAAAATTATTACCATTCCACTTTACAAATTGCGAAACGGCAGTAGGATTTGATGGCTGTTGCGGAACAGGTTGAGGAATTGGGGGCGGAGTTTGCGCATTTGGAGCACGTGATCTTACAACAAATGAGGTATATCCACTCTTTGCAAAACAATCCTTTGGATTATTCACCTCAAACCCAGTTTTAGCAAATGCCTTGCCAGTCTTCCACTCATATATTATCACAACAACTCGCGAATCCCCTACAACTCTATCCAACAAACCACCAATATCATTTGATTGATAACTAGCATACCCATACTTAGGACTCTCACCCAATACAACATTGTTTATCTTGATCCATGCTGGCTTAGGATCCGTTTCAAATACACTTCCTGCCAATCTCCTTCCTACCAAACTCATAAGTTTTACTATTTAAAAACAAATTAAAAACAGATTATTATTTTTAATTCTAACTTTATTTATAATGCTCTTAACCACATCTAAATACACTTTCTAGAATGTCACAAATTAAAGCAGTTAAACATCCTGCTACTCCTATTTTACTACAAAACCGATAGATTCGTCAATTGACATTCCCTGACACTCAGGTGAGGTTGTCAATGTCTCTTGACACAAACGGCCCTTAGGCACATTTGCTGGTTAGGCTCTATCCGCCCACTTGCAATAGGAATGATTGGCGACCAGATATTGAACAACGATATATCAATTGGGTCAATAAAATGCTTATGCCCCACCTCCGTGGAGAAACCGAGCGTTATCGTCTGAATTGGGGATTTTATAATAATTGGCATATTAGTATTACAGAAGCCCGACTTCAATTTTCTCTACTCCGAAACGACCTGGAGGAAATTAACTGGTGTAGAGATAACTACATCAAAATTTTTAACAGTTTTGTTCGAGAAGATGGATTTACTGGCGAGACTCTACGCGACTCCTTTCATTGTGTAGCCGGCATCGGTGGTATGGTTCAAATCTGCGAATTGCTTTATCACCAAGGCATTGATGTCTACCGATTGCGCAATAACCTCTTGATGAGATGTGTAGAATTTCATGCAAGATTATATGGCACGGATTACACACCATCTGGGTTTAAACGCGAACAATTCAAAATCAATTCCTACATTGAACCATGCGCGTGGGAAATTGCAAGAAATCACTACGTAACACGATTAAAAATCTCCATGCCTTATACAGACATTCTACTCAAACGTTTAAGGCCCTGTGGCTATGTTTTTCATTGGGGTTATGACACATTGACACATGCTGTGTTGTAATTAAGGAAAAATTTTGTTAAGCTATTTTAACACACACTCTATGGAGCATCCTGAAGATGTTGTTCTCGTCACAGGCGGTTGTGGATTCCTTGGTCTCAATCTCTTAGAGCATTTGGCTAAAAATAGACTGGCATCCACCTGCATTGTTGTAGATAATGGCATCACATGCTCACTCCAAGACGCACGAATTAAAATCCAAAAGCTGCAGCACAAATACCCCCTAACAGATTTTCATGTTTACACAATGGACATTTGCTCAAAAGAGCTCGTCGTTCTGCTAAGAGCAAGATACAAACACATAAACAAAATTTATCACTTTGCAAGTCTTGCCAGTCCCATTTTTTATAAACAATTTCCTTTGGAAACACTTGACGTTGGTTACATAGGAACTAAAAATATGCTAGAACTATGCACACAATATACTGACTGCCGATTCCTCCTTTCAAGCACCTCCGAAGTGTATGGTGACCCCACTGTCCACCCACAACATGAATCATATCATGGCAATGTCAACTGCTATGGAGAGCGCTCTTGCTACGATACTTCCAAGCGAATCGCTGAAACACTCGTTTACACCTACCGAAAGCTTTACAATCTCGATACTAGAATAGTCCGAATTTTTAACACATACGGACCTCACATGAACCTCCACGATGGCCGCATTATAACAGAAATTGCAAAAGCACTCCTCTTAAAGACACCTCTCTGTATCTTCGGCAACGGAAATCAAACGCGCTCCCTTAATTACGTAGACGACACCATACAATCCATTGTCGATGTCATGCACAGCGATTATCACCAACCAATCAATGTTGGAAATGATAATGAAATATCCATTAACCAACTAGTTATTGAATTTCAACAAGTTTATAGAAACCACTTTGACCGATCTTCGTGTCTAGACATCAATTATACCTCAATTGACCCCGATGATCCAAAAATTAGAAAACCTTGTTTAAAGCTACACAAACGAATTCTCGGTGAAAACCCAGTCACATCTCTTGACATCGGCCTCTATCGAACCCTACAATACTTCTCCCAACAAGTATAATTTTTTTACTTTACATTAATTTGCAGTATTCTCTAGCATACCAAATATTAAGTCCAGTATATTCAAATAACACATGGAAAAAAACTCCGCTAACTAAAGCAATTTTTAACATCCTTTCTGTTTCAGACTTACCATCAATTATTTTACTCATCATGTAAGTCAATATTACTAATCCCACTCCTACTACAATAGCTTCCGTAAAAACCAAACCTACAGATTTTTTAGATGTCATTTATACTATATTCACAAAATTAATTTAAAGAAAACAATATAACAAAACATAAGATAACAGTAATATGCAGCTTGTACCCGTACCTCGTTCAACAGACAAAATCCGCGTCTACCCATTCGTTGATGACCTTGTAGATCGTCTATATGACGAATGCGAAGCATTAATGGATAATCATGTCGAATCAGACTGTGAAAAGAGCATTTTCATGATGTTTGTTATGATGTACTTTGCAGTACATTTAAAATTGCGAGACAACTTAAAGAGTCTAGACGAGGGTGTACGCAAGGATGCCGTTAAGCAAATCCTAAGTACAGCAATCAGAAATCCTGAGAAACGACGCATGTGTATCGAAATGTTTGAAAGTAAATTCCGCACAATGTTCATCGAGTAATATTAAAAACCCCACAAAACAATGTGGTATATTTTACAAATCATCACTCGTTGATTTGTAAAATTTACAGTCAATTGGCCGCAAGGGCTATAATATCCCTATTTTTTTTGTTTGATAATGTATATGGATACATTACCAACTGAATTGAAATACGAAATTTTAGAAACAATTAACCCAATCGATTTAAAAAACGTATGCGATTTGGACAAAAATTGGATGTTATTCTGTAAATCAAACTCGATATCAATCATGCGGATGTTTTTACGAAAATATGGCCGCAAATATGACCTTGGCGATAGTGATGACTTAACACGCACTAAATTCAAGGTTTTATTGCGTTGGCTAAAAGAAGAAAAACTGTACAAAGAGGAATTTCCAAAATTACTATCCAAGCTTGTAGACCTTGCAAAAATGGTTGGTGACAATCCACCCTCTAAACAGTTTTACAATAAAATGCTGGAGTTCTTCTTGAAACGAAAGCCAACAAAATACGAAATCTTCGCCATGACAGACGTAATAAAATATAAAAATGCTAATATGATTAACAATGCTATAAAATCTCATATCTACAGGTATACTACAACCCCACTAGGAAACCCCTTTGGGATCTCCAAGAGCGAGCTGTCTGAAACAGACATGAAAGAAATTCTTCCTTGGATAAAACATGATCTATAACTCCATGATTGCATTATCTCTCTTTTGATTGCACCCTGTTTTGCACGTTTAACTCTGTCAACTCTTCTGGGGTCATACGACAAATCTTCTTATCAATACTTTCAAACTCCCCTGCAACCTTCCCGAATTCTTTCTCAATAGCTCCAATGTCACGTATGAAATGTTCGTATTTATAATAGAGCCCATCCAACAACTGGAAAACCACGCGTTCGGCTTCAATATTGTTTGAAACTCTTTCATAAAAGATGACCGAGCAATCAGGGTACTGACCAGCATACCTGTGTAATAGGTATTCTTCTATATTCTTTCGTGTTCCTGTTCTTCCCAATTTAACAAGCCTTTGTCCAAACATTGGGCTGTTTGAGTCTTCAACTCGCAAATGTGTATCTATACAATAGATGTATCCTTCGGAATCGTCATTATATTTTTCCATACTTGATGTAAGTTATCGATTGTATAGATTCAATTCAATTTTTTACGAAACAATTTCTTAAAGTGGTCTCTTCCTCAATTCTTCGTTTTCATCAATAATGTACTTCAACACAGAGTTGTCAAGGCCTAGTCTTTCTTGTAGCTTTGACATACCACGGGTTTCTTTTGGGAGACACGAAAGCCCATATCCTCTTTTCCCGTCTGGACCAGGGACTTTTGTACCATAATCTCCGATTCGGGGATCGAGTTTGAAAAGTTCCTTTAAACTTTCATATTTTACACCCATTTTTTCAGTTAGTTCATAAATTTTATTAAAATACCAGACTTTAACTGCCAAATGTACATTCAATGTGTACTTAAACAACTCGCATTCCTCAAATGTTTTTGAAATAATTTCAATATCTGGTTTGTGACTGTACAAACGTTTGAACATCACGGTTAATTGATGAAACGTTTCATTCTCTATGTTGTTAGAACCAATTAAAACAAAATCTGCATTATACATATCATCTTTGTGTGTCGCTTCTCGAAGAAATTCTGGATTTAATATAATTTCTACACGTTTATACTTATCTACAAATGATTGACATGTACCAGGAACCAACGTGGATTTAATGAGAACCACTGTTCTTTTTGTCGTATATTTTTCAAGTTGAGAAATTACAAGTTCTACAATTGACGTGTCGCATTTACCATCAGAATCGCTAGGTGTTGGAACGCAAATAAAATAATAATTTACATCATTTTCTGCTTCTGAATGCGCAATCAAATCTTGAATATCTGAAGTAAAGTACTCAAATCCTCCTTTTTTCTCTTGCAAATCGTACACATTATATTTTACATTATTCTTCTCATGAATATACCCAATTGCCGATCCTACAAATCCCATCCCCACGATATTAATCGACTCATAACCGCTCATTTTTATTCATTATTCTACGTTGTGTTTAAATCAATTTTTTACATCATCAATAAAATAAGTACACAGGTTGAATATCTTCCAAAAATGCATTAAACATCCATTTCCTGACTGTTAGTAATAACTCATAATAAATACGCATAGAGATGATCATACTTTATTTTTAAATTAAGCCCCATATAATTATAGAAATCCTTGATGAGTTTTCGGATTCCTCTCCTTTGCTTATACCATGTTTCCAATCAATATTCACTTGATTCCCAAAAGTATACACTTCACCATCCGCTTGTGGAATACATAATGTCCTTTTATCATTAAGATTTTGGAAGACGACGTCTCGTGTTTGTCCAAAGCTACATCCAATTGTTATATTTTGGTTCTTCTGTTTCTCCGGATAAAGGGCACTCCGATCCCTATGATACGGTTTAAAATCTTCAGACTTTGTATACCAATTCAATCTTGTTGCGCTAGGCTTTACACCGAAGAAGTCAATCAACCTATTAATGACTAGGGTGAATGTTGGACACTTATTTTTCCAGTCCTTCGAGTCATCACATATCAAATGGGTGCCCTCAATTCCCCTTTCCTCGGATCCATGCCAAAGCTTCAGCAAATCAGTCTCCGGAATATCACAATTCTTGATTTCTTCCACAAGTTTGTCATGCAATTCGTTATCGGCATAATCCCAAAAAACATCCTTTGCAACCAACACATCACATGGTGATAGCTTACAGCTTAGCCGCTCTCTATGCGTTTCAAACTGCACTCGCATGTCGTAAGGAGCTGCAGGTGCCTCCCAGCTCTCAGTGTTCCGGATCTTCCTCTGCTTTTCATACTTTCTTTTATCCGATTGCAACATCCGTTGACGGTCTGCGTGCATCCCACTAAAGTCTTCCTGTCGTGGTTGTTGTTCGACATTTCTGGATACAAAATGATTCTTCCTGCAATTGTCCTTCCACTTGCATGTTCCACGTTTCCAAAAATTTGCACACAACTTCGGATCGTGAACAAATCTACAATTGTCCCTCTCACACCGTTTATTCATAAAATCTCTGCAAACTCCCTCCATTGTTAGTTACTTGCCTTTTACATCTCTTGCTTTAAATCAATTTTTATTTGTAAAAATAAATTTATAAGCTATGTTTAAGGAATGAACTACACTGTTACTAAAAGACGTCAACTATACTCGTTTTTCTCCAAAGACTCCAATATCGGGAAGCTAGCACCAAAGCGTGTTCTCGGTAGAGGTGCTGCTGGGATTGTGTATTATGCATGTAACCCCAGTGCATGCATTGCTCTAAAAAAAAATGACATGGACCGAACAGAAAGCAAATACATCAATGACCCATTTTCAGACAAAGCACTCAAACACAGTGCATACATTGAATACGCATCCGGCATCCTCATCAACCAATTAATATCACAACGCGTTTGCCCAAATTTTGTGTACAGTTACAACTGGAAAATCAAACGTCGCCAAGGCACATGTGATGATATTTACCCATACAAATCCCTTCATTATAACGAATTTATCAACAATGCTCAAACATACTCCGAATGGGCTGATACCCAACATTCACTCGAGGAGTTTGACAATGCATACTTTCAAATTACTGTTGGATTATATGCCCTCCAAACCTACTTTAATATGAAACACCTTGACCTCCACTCCGATAATATAATGGTTAGACGCGTAACCCCCGGTGGATATTGGAAATATACCATTAACGGCGAAAACTATCATGTCCCCAATCTTGGCTACATATTTTATATCAATGATTATGGACATGCCTGGGTCCCTGATAACTTTCAAAGTTGGTTCATACGCCAACGATTTAATAAAAAACGAGTTCACAAAGGTGTAGATATTATGCACCTCTTCCGATCTACACTAGATTTCTCTACATCTCCAAAAGCATTCAAAAATAAAATCAGAAAGCTTATTCGAGACCTACGTGATAATGTTGACTTCTCAACTTGTATAAAAGCTATTTGGGGCGAACAATACGCCTCGAAGGATAGACGTAAACTCATTGAAAGCTATAATCTAGATAAACCTCTCCGAGTAAATCTACTTCCACCACGTTTGCGTACTATTGTTACTCGCAAAGCATAACTCCAAAAACAAAATGTTTAGTCTTTAATCAGTTTGTTTTGTTTCTTAATTTACACTCATTTCTTAACACGTCTCTTTACTACAGCCCTCTTCTTACTAGTGCGTCTCTTTTCTGAAGCTTTCGTTTTGCTAACTCGTCTCTTTACTAAAGCTTTCGTTTTGCTAACGCGTCTCTTTGCCGAAGCCCTCTTCTTACTAACTCGTCTCT